CAGCACTACCACCACCTTTCATTCCAGACGATTGTACTATTGGTGGTAGAGTTACAACATTTTGAGAACCATCTCTTGTCAATGGTTTTATTTGAGGAATATTTTTGGTTCGATATCCAAGTTTAGCTGCGTTCGAATCACTGTCAGTCATTGCAACTAATTTATCAATGAGAGAAGTTCCAAGACGATTTACTGTATTAACTGGAAGAACATACTCCCCAGGTTGAGCAAAAACAACTTGCCTATCTGCTGTTGCTCCACGAATATCCATTCCAGTATTCTCTTTAATCAGTCCACCACCCATACGCTGCACAGGTCTAGGACCCTTATAACCAGGAGCATTATAATATGCATTCGGTCCTGTCAATTGACTATATGAAGAAGTCCCTTCTGGGAATAGCATATCACTGATGACAGGAGCATTTAAAGCACCAACAAACCTACCACCAAGTCTGGCAGTTCCAGTGGCAAATGAACGAGCCATGGATGGTGTTTGTTGGGTTAATAATGGCATCAAAGATCTTGCTTTAGCACCAGTATATTTGCCACTCATGATACCTTCAGCAATTCTTAATCCCCTATTTGCTTGACGCGCAGAAACAACTGTGGCACCTCTTAATGTTCTTGCCCCCTCAGGAACTAACATATTTAATCTGGGTCCTTGGCCAGGTAAAAGACCTTTAAATTTGCCGGCACCTCTATAAGTATCAGCAACCCAACCCTTTACACTACCATAAACTCCTTTACCAAGCATTCCCATTTGTTCTCTAAAACCGGTAGCACGAATAGATTCTGGTGCTCCGAATGATGTCCCATGCATAATTCTTTTAAGAGGAGCACCACGGAGACCTTTAGTTGTAGATTTTCTTCCAGATACTGGTGCTACTGCGTTAATAATTCTTTCGATTGGAGTTGCCAATCTTGTAACAACTCCACCAACCATTCCTCCAGTATTAAATAATCTACCAAATTTAGGTTGATTAGCCCCAGAACCACCATAATACTTGTTTAAAGTTAAAAATGTATCTGCACCAACTGCATCTACAGTTCTCTTATTAATAACAACTTCGCCAGGTTGTGCGGCAATTAATTGCGTATCAGGACCAAATCCAGATATTCGTTGTCCTGTAGTATTGTCTATACCAGAATATCCATCAAGCACAGAACCACCACGAGCAGCACCTTGAAGAAGACCATATGGTGTTGTTGCTCCCATATTACCAACACTAGGAACCTTATCGGTCATAGTATCAGTTCCTTGAGTGCCTAGACCCTTTCCAGTCTGTGCTCTTGCTTTATTCTCTGCTTGAACTCCTGCTGCCTTTCTTTGACCAGTGACTTCATTTGCAGCTGCTGCTAATCCAACCGCTGCGGCAGGAACGGCAACCCAAGGATTAAGTAAAACTTTACTGAGACCTTTTATTGCACCAGCAATCTTAGGTATTGCACCAACTAGTTTGCCAGTTAAACCACCAACAATTCCAAGTATTCCTCTTACAAATTTACCAAAGGGCGTGAAAAATAAAACAAAAGCACCAAGTAAAGATGGCCACCAATCCTTTAAAAATCTTTTTAGTGTCTTAATTTTATTTTGATTCTTTGGATCCTTAAACCAATTTACAAGTTGATTAAATGCCCTACCTAACAAAGTAAAGAAAATAAATCGGAATACTCTATCAATGATACCCTGAAATGGAGAAATAAATTTCTTTGCGGCATCAGATACCGCTGCCATCCCTTTCTTAACAGTTTCTAACCCTTCCTCTCTTTTGGACCTCTTCTTCGCTTCATTATCTTTTCTTTCTTGGTCTGCAGTATCTTCTTTAAAATCTAAAAATGAAATTAATACTTTCTTAATAGAATCAAGAGGACCTTGAAGTGTTGCTAAATTTGCAGGTTGAATTTGTGAGGATTGAATACCACCTGCGGGTGCAATTAAAGGGGTTGATATTGGTTGTACTGATGGTTTTAAAAACTTAGTTGTTGCTATCTTATTTGCATTTATCTTTTGAGTCTTTGGTTTAAATCTACCCTTCTTTCCTCTTATTCTTTTTCTTTCATTTGCAAGCAGAGCAAGTTCTTCTGGTGGCAATTTTCTTGCACCAGAGACCATTGCTTCTCTAATAAGATTGAGATAAGTATCATAATCCAAGTCAAACGTATAATCAAGACCCAGTAGCCTTAAAATTCTTTCATCGATTTTTTCGGATACTGAGTTCATTTATCGCTATCGTTGTCTTTGTTTAAATTCTTCTTCTTCGAGATGATTCTTTAATAGTCCAACATAAACGTCCCTTTCCCAGGGTATCATATTTTCAATCTCCGTTAATGAATATTTATGGAACTGGACAAGAGAAAAATTTAATTTAAAATAATTCTCCAAGTCCATATGGGACATTCCTATGAGAAAAAACTTGATAACCCTTCAAGAACAACATCATTTTCGACTTGAGTGTTTGGATTTGTAACTTTAATCTTATGAGAAAGTTTTGGCATTGTCTCAAAGAACTGTTCAATCTCTTTAAATTGAACTGAGTTCATTTGATCCAAAAACTCCAACAGTTCTTTCTTAGTAACGTCAGCAGCTACCCATACATCATCTTCTGTATAAATTTTATCAATACAAGAAGATATTAGTTCGAAAGACTGGTCCATAGTATTATCAGAGGACAAGTCAAAATTACTCTTAATAAATTGGTCCAATGATGGATACTTCATTTCCATCATAATAGAATCATCAAGTTTTATTTTATTATTATGTTCGGGAACTCTTAAAACTTGAATATCATCTACAGAAATTTTTACAGGAACTACAGTCTCTTCATCATCAGGACAAATAACATTTACTTCAATCTCTTCCCCGACAGATTTACCTCGGATGTTGAGAAAGAGATATTCAATGTCAAAGGTTGGAAGAGACTCTACTTTGACATTTTTTGTTTCAATACAATTCTTAATAACAGTTTTAATTGCCGTAGTAATTTGCTTGGTATCTTCAGACTCTAAAGCAAGAACTAAAAGTTTTTCTTCTCTTACAAGAAAAGGTCTATACTTAATTTTTTGTCCTGTGGATGGCAACTCAAGTTCATAAGTTGGCGTAGAAATCTTAGGTAAAGGCATAATGTCCTATAGAAGTTTCAGTGTGATTATTTATTAGGCTACTGTTGGGTTCAAGTTTCCTGTTAAACCAGGAATTCCGGGTCCTAAAGGAAAAGAATTTCCATCCACATCTCCAAAAACAGGGGAATTTTGATTTATTGACCTAACATCTGATGGAGAAGGAACACCAGTTGCGGTAGATTGTTTTGGTTCAGATTCTGGAGTATATGCTCTTGACGCAAGAGTATATCTATTAAAAGTAAAGGACACAGTACATTTCAATAACTGAGCGGAATCATAAGAAACTGGCATTGAGGCAACGCTTACTGGATAAGCCTTAACGAAGGTATAATTTAAATAATTTCCATTGAAATCCCTTTCAAACTTATTAATAAAAATTTCAGTTCTATATCCATTATCTCCATCAGGATATCCAACTCTATAATTATAATTTCCATCTGGTGCAGTAGAAGTTTCTCCCATTGCATATCTCATCCACCCCTCAAAAAAATTAATCACATTATATCCACTATTCAATACTCCACCATCAACATAAAAAGTAAAATCTACAGTATTATCATATTGCCTACGATATCCTAGTCTTTCAGTGACTCCAGTATAATCATCATTAATTTCATTTGTAATGATAGATGACCCGGGAAGAGATGCTTCGGTACAAGATATTGAAATAAAATCATCATTATAATTTGTCACCGCCCTAACAGATGCTGGTGGATTAAACCAACACTGAAAGTGAGATGTTAATGCAGGTCTCAGTAAAAAAGATTTTATTTCAAAAGCACCTTTATAATTTCTTGGTGGTGGAGCTCCACCAGGATTTGATGAAGTAGCACTACCAGTTCCAGGACTTTTTCCTGTACCAGAAGTTTGAATGCTGGGAGTTGGAACTGCAGGAACTCCAGGAGCTGGTTGGGGATTAAATGGAATTACCTCTAATGGAGTTGCCATTTATAAATACTTTTACTGATATATTATGTATGATAGAAAATGGCAGAGAGTATTAAAAGTATCTATAAACCATCCTATCCCGAAAAATATAAAGGAAATCCAAATAATATTATATGCCGAAGTAGTTGGGAAAGAAAGTTTTGTTATTATTGCGACCACAATCCAAGTATAATTTCTTGGGCGTCTGAAGAGTTTTGTATTAGTTATGTTTCTCCCGTAGACGGTAAAGTGCATCGATACTTTCCAGATTACCTCATCAAAGTTCAAGAATCTTCTGGAAAGATTAAAACTTATGTAATAGAAGTTAAACCAAAGAAACAAACTGTTCCACCAAAACAAAGATCTAGAGTAACAAAATCATACCTGTATGAATGCAAAACATATGCAGTGAATCAGGCAAAGTGGAAAGCGGCAAAAGAATGGTGCGCTGATAGAATGTTAGAGTTTAAACTCATTACCGAAGAGGAGTTATTTAACTGATGGCAAAAGGTTTCGGACAGTATGCTAATGTTCCTCCAAGAATGAGAGAACTTAAAAAGAAAATATCAGATGCTGGAACCAATGACCCCGAAGATTTGATGATAATTATTATGGACACATTGAAAGAAGAGGTATTATATCCGGAACCAGGAAAATTTTATACATTTCTTTACTCACCAAAAACCCCAGATATTGAATACGATCAACACCCTTTGATTGCCTGCACCTCTTTAGAAAGATGGGGATTTAAAGGAATAAATTTTCATTGGAGACAAAGTAGACAATATACTTGGGAAGAAGTTTTAGGAAAACTTCATGTCGTAAGGTACGATGAACTTGACGAAATGATGTCCATACCTTATGCAAAATTCCGTCTAAATAAATAAAACCCTTCCTCATAAATGTCTCATACTCTACAAAAAATTGAGATGATTTTTCCCATATTTAACTGGGAGGAAGTTTAATGGCGAATCAAACATCTTTCAACTATGGTATGAACTTGGGTGGGAAAACACTGCCAGGAAAAATACTCATAGATTATGATAATGGAAATGCAGAATGGTTTAGATTAGGCACATCATATCCAACTTTTAGTTCATCAAAAGATACAGGTGGTTCTGGAAAGTGGGGATGGACGCCTTCGGCAAGCGATTCCATTTCAAATTTAAGAAGAGACTTGCCTGTAGGGTTAGACTACAACTCAGATGACGCTTTAATAAAAGATTTTTATACTGGCGATTCAATACCAGGATTAAACAATCAAAGAGCATATGCATTCAATAAAAATGCTCCACAAACTGGAAGAAATTTGGGACTTCCGGGCGTAAGAGGAACATCTTCAACTCCAGGAGTTCAACCTCAACAACCATCAGACCCAGTAACTCCAGGACAACAACCAGCAGCTACACCAACACCAGATGGGCCAAGTAGTTCTCCAACAACGGTAGGAGCAAAACCAAAAACAGATCAATCTGCAAACACCTCAGTTATTGCAACGTATCCCCTAGGAATGGATACTACGCAACAAGACAGAATTAAATTTACCGCATTGGAATATATTCCAAGTGGTAGTTTAAGTGGAGGAACTATTGCCATCCAAAACAGATCAAACCTCAGCGGTAAAAAACCATTAGGTCATGTATTTTTACCAATACAAGCTACGATTACAGATACAAACTCAGTAGATTGGCAAGGTTCTTCATTAAATGAAATAGACAGAAGTTTAGTAAATCTTTCTTCAAATGTGATGAATGCTAGTACCAAATCTGCTTTAGATACTGCTTTAGGTTCTGCAGGAACTAAAGCTATAGATAAAATAATCGGAAGCAGTAACGAAATTAAAGTTGCCCTCGCCGGAGAAGCTGCTGGCGTTCAAAACTTATTGGGAAGATTTGGAACAATTTTAAACCCAAATTTAGAACTTCTATTTACTGGGCCCCAACTAAGACCTTTTGATTTTAGATTTCAATTGTCAGCAAGACAAAAAGATGAAGCAGACAATATCAAAAAAATAATAAACTTCTTTAAGAAGAATATGGCAGCTCGAAAAGGTGACAATAGCATATTCTTACGTTCACCAAATACTTTTTTAATAGAATATAAGTATAAAGGTTCAGAGACAGAACATCCTGGAATAGGCAAAATCAAAGAATGCGCTCTTCTCAATTGTTCTGTGGATTATACACCACTAGGAACTTATATGACATATGATGATGGAACTATGGTTTCATATGCTATAACATTATCATTTCAAGAATTGGAACCAATTTATGATGATGATTATACAGGTCACTCAATAGGTTACTAATATGGCAAATCACTATTTTAAAAACGTACCAAACTTTGAATACGTAGATAGGACAAAAGATAGTAAAGAAATATCAAATTACATTACTGTAAAAAATTTATTCAGAAGAGCAAAACTTCGAGAAGATATATTTTCTAATCTTTCTTTTTTTGAAAAGTATGAAATACAAGGAGATGAAAGACCTGATAATGTAGCATTTAAATTTTATGAAGATGAAACTTTGGATTGGGTAATTCTTCTTTCAAATAATATTCTAAATTCTCAAACAGAGTGGCCACTTCCACAGAATGCATTCACCAAGATACTACTTGATAAATATGGTTCTTATGATAATCTTTATAATGGAGTTCATCACTATGAGACAATTGAAGTCAGAGACTCTTTAAATAATATCATTCTTCCTCAAGGACTGAGAATCAATAATACGTGGAAGACAAATGGGAATTTTATAGAGATGAATAATTCAAAAATATCCCAAGTCTTTTCTGGAAATGGAGTAACTCCATCTACAACTGCAACAATAACATTGAAAACAGGACTTCAGGGATTGACTGTTGGTTCGGAAGTTTTAATCAATAATATTTCTGAGCAAGTATACAACGGAAGATATGAAGTTACTTCAGTATCTTTAGATGCATCTTCTAACCTAACAATATCGTTTACATGTGAATTACCAACAACTCCAGTTGCAGCTTCACCAACACTAAGTACTAGCAGTCAAGAAGAAGTTTTATTTAAAGATAATATTGGAGGCAATTCTTATTACTATGAATACTTTGATTACAACTTGGGATATTATATCACATTATCATCTTCATCAATATTATCAGAAATTACAAACTACAATTACGAATTAAGTGAAGAAAATAAAAAAAGAAGTATTTTTATTTTAAAACCAAGTTATTTGAATGTCTTCTTTAATGATTTGGCAGATATTATGACATACAAAAATGGTAGCACTCAGTATGTGAATGCTACCTTGAAGAGAGGAAATAATTCTAGACTTTATGAATAATCAGTCTTCAGCAAGACGCTGGAAGTAGGAGAGAGCATCATCTTCATCATCATCCTGTGTAATCTTGGGAAGTGAGGGAGACTTTGAGCGAACATAAGACTGTTCTAGTTCTTCCATAACTTTATCCTCACGAGTAGGAGTGGAAGAATAAGATTCGAACTCATCCTCTTGCTCAACGACAGCACGAGATTGAACTGCTGTATTAGTCTGACTCAAACCAAGAACATAGTTCATACGAGTCTCAAGTTCTTTATATGTCTTGAATTGGTCTGGTGCAGTGATTGCAGAAAGAGAATATTCCTTCTTCCAGATTGCTTCAAGTGCATCATCATCGTCCAGAAGAGGTGCAACACGATCAAACTCAGACTTATCGTAGTTCCAATAACCATCCTTCTTGACAATCTTGAGTTTGAAGTTTGCTCCAGCCCAGAAGTCAAAGGGATTGATTGGTTCTTCATCTTCAAATTCTGGTTGCATTGCATTCAGAATTTTATCAAAGATTTTCTTACCATATTTAAATAGAAATACTTTTCCCTCATTTTGAGGATTAGTAGGATCCTTGACTACGTAAATGTTGGAATAATAAGACAGTTTACGCTTTTGTTTACGAACAGTATCCTTATCTTTTTCACTACCACTATTCCAAAGACCACGATTGAATTCGCTGACAGGATCTTTTTGGCCTAGAGTTGTCAATGAATTTTCGATATACCAACCACCAGGACCTTGGAATGCATGAGAATACATCTTAATCCAAGGAAGTTCTTCCCCATCGGGAGCGGGAAGAAAACGAATGATTGCCGAACCTACTCCAGTTTTATCCATCTCGGGTTTCCAGAGACGCTCATCAGCTCCACTGGAAGTAGTGCTCATTTTTTCTACTTGCTTTACCAACTTTTCAGTCAGAGAACCAAGAGAAGATTGCTTTTTAAGATTTGCAAAATTAGACATTTGTACCTCGTATTATTTGAGATTTGGCCTTTGTGTACTTCGTTATTCTACAGGTCAGAACCCGTCTTGTCAATCTGATGTTTCATCATCTCAAGCATCTTTGACATATTATTGAGAATGACATTCATATCTGTGCCAGGAGGCATACCCATCATAATAGCAGAACTGACAATACGTTCTTTCATTTCTTTTGCCTCAGGGTCATCAGATAAACTCATTCTTGTGTAAAGAACTTTTTGTTTATCCAAAAGAGTTTCAAGAACTTTAACATGTTCAAGTTTTTCACTTTTAGACATTGATGAAAACTTAAAAATATTACTATAAATTTGTTCTTGAAGTTCTGCAATTTCAGTCATCTCTGCACGGACAACTTCGGAACTAAAAAAACTCATTGATCCTCCAAGACAATTTCCTTTAAAATTCGCCTGAAACGAAATACGTCAATATTTAGGAATGGATTATATTTTTTAATCCGACGACTGACGGTTTGCCACACCGGGTCTTGAAGTTTCTTATCGAACCTGTTCCCGAACAGGAATATTCTATCATAAATCACCATAGTTTCCAGGCTAATTTTCCCGCTCAGGAACTTTTTTAGAAGAGGTGGATGTCCCTTAGAACACTTAAAGACATCCTCAAATTTATTTTCTTCAAATAAAGATTGACTTTCTTCTTTAAAGATATAAGACAGTGATTGAATTTTCTTCTGCCAGTTTTGATATCTTTCCTCTCCCTCCTTTATCATTTCACCAATCCAAAGTGTTTCTGGATCTGGACAAGATACAAAATTAGCAACAAAAAAATCTACAACCTCTTCATCGGTTTTTTGTCTTGAAATTTTTTCAAACCACATTCTATCTTTTCTTTTATAAAAAGATTGAATAGTTGCTCTTGATTTACCACAATATTTAAAGTAATCATAAGTGTCTTTTGTGAAGTGATTCTTCAAAGACAAATAGCATTTATATGAATCAAAAGGCATCATTAAAAAACTAATTTAGCACGAGATGTTTTCTTTAGAAAATTCAGTTCCATTGCTTCATACTTAATCTTTTCCTTCAAAGGTTTTGAAATAAGTTTAGGAACTGATTCTAAATCAATGTTGTTTTGTTCACAGAAATAGATAATCGCATCAATGTAATTCATCTCAACGTTTACCTGCACAAGACTTTCAATCTCCTGAGCGAAACGTGACGGACAAAAGAATTTACTTTCTAATGCTTTCTCTAATTCATTCTCCATCTGACCCAATATTGTGATGTACAAATTCTTTGATATAACGAACTAATAGTCTAATATAATCGTCTTTGTTTCTTTTGTCAAATACTTTAACTTCGCCACCAGGAGTAACCATTAGTGTAATAAGTTTTTTAACAACTTGACCAGTAAGTTCATAGTACGCAGCAGCATAAAATGTTTCTTGCACAAAGTAGTTTTCAATCCACTCTTCTGGTTTAATTTTGTCTGAGGTCTTAAAGTCAATGACTGCTAACTCCCCTTCATATTCAGCAATACAGTCAACCCGCCCAGCGAGTCCAAGATATTCTGAATAGAGAGTTCTTTCAATCGCATGAATATTATTTATCTTATCAAGGTAGGGTTTAGCATGGTGAAACATATGTTTTGTCAGGACTTGATAATTATCCCAAACAAGTTCTTTATTTTCGAGATAGTCTTGACAGACTTGGTGAAAATCGGTCCCCCTTGCAGTAGCTCTTTTAGTAATACGATTTGCTTCTTCAAGACCTACACGTTGTCTCCACTTTGCAAAAATTTGACGATTATAAAAAGAAGTTACAGAGGTAATAGAAGGCACCCAGTTTCCATTAGGTAAATTATAGAGACGGATGCTTTCTGTTGTTTTACACTCTAATTCAATGTCACCCAAATAATTATGATGAATAAAACTCATACACCGACTTCCATTTTAGCAAGAATATATTCTTTTACAAATCCACTGCGAACAATGTCATCAACACCAAACTCAATAATATCAATTGAAGGCATGAGACGAAGAACCTTCATAAAATCAACAATACCATTCCTTTCGTTTGTTTTAATCAAATCGGATTGAGTAGCATCTCCACAGAACATAATCTTAGAGTTCTCACCAACACGAGTAATGATACTATCGAGTTCATGATAGTTTAGATTTTGAAATTCATCTACAATAATGATTGCATTGTCCAGAGTAGTTCCGCGAATAAAAGAAGTACTCCAAAAACTAATCGTTCCTTGAGTTTTGAGGTTTCCATAGAGCATTTCAAATGATGCATCATCTGGCATTTGGAACATATACTTTACCATATTCTTATACGGAATCTGATAAAGTGAAGACTTATCTTCATGGTCTCCTGGGAGAAAACCAATCTCACGAGTGGCAACAAGAGACCTTACAATATAAATTTTTTCGTAAGGACTTCTTTCATCAAGAACATCTTGAAGTGCATTATAAAGAGTGATGAAGGTCTTTCCTGTTCCAGCACATCCATAAGCAACTATATGTTGACCCTTTTCATATGCCCCAAATAAAAGCTTTTGATTATCTGTCAGAGGTTCAATGTCTCGCATCAAATCAAGACTGATTGGTTTTTTGCGCTTCATTTGTTTAGCCGTCATTCCAACACCAATTGGTTGGTCTTCTTTTCTTCTTCTTGCCATAAAAAAATTAAATTGGTTTTACTGTTGAACCTGGGACTTTTGATGCTTTGTGGAGAACATCATTCCAACCTGGATGAGACTTCTTAAGTCTATCATAAACTTCTCCGACTTCTCCGGAAGAGGGGCAAGTGGATGGGTCTGACCAATCCCTATCCCACTCAGGATTATCTTTTTTCCATTGATCCCAATCATGAACACTGAGAACGACTTCTTTTTGTTCTCCAGTATTTTTATTAATAACAGGATATGTTGCCAAATTTATTCCTCCATTGTATGTAAGGATATTTATTCAATAGTAATCGAAGGGGGATCAATACAATCCGAACATCCTTCGCGAGTCCAACCAAGTGCTTCAGATACTGCAGGAAACTGGCAGGTGAAGATGCAACGAACAAGTTCTGCAATCTCCATGTGTTCCTTCTGTGTTCCATGTGCAGAGCGAAGATCGATGTAGTGTATCCATGACCGCACAGAACCGGTCATATAGAGGCGTGTAGGGGTCGCTAGCGGCAGTACGAACCTTGCACACTCCTTTGCTACTCCTTTCTCCAGAAGGCGATTATAGAGGCGTAGAGACTGCTCAAAATGAACACGGATATCTTCTGTAAGAGTCAAACGCAGATAGTCAGGAATATCATCAATACTATTCTGACGATTCTTGGTATCCTGACGACGGAGTTCAGGAAGAGGAATAGTCTTATTCAAAAGATTTGCGTCAGCATATCGTTGAGAAAATTCTTGATATGTAAAACTACGGTGACGCAAAATTTGAGCCGCAATACCACGAGTAGTATTAATTTCTACAGTCATACTCGCTTGCTCAAAGATACTCCAGTGTTGATGTTGAATACAATACTTGAGCAGTCCAGAGAACTTCTCATTCTCTTGATTAGCAGGATTACTCACTCTTGCACAATAAGCCATGTGCTTCTCTGCATCCGGAGTAACACTGATGAGTTTTACTTCTGGTTTCATGAACTCGAATTCAGTATAATTCTCAATAGTCATCTAAATCACTATCCTCAAAAATTTCGTCATAGTCGGCAAGATAAGGAACAACTTCCTCATAATTCAGTTTATAAGAATCTACATCAGAATAAATCTCCGACTTTAAACATTCTACCAGAGATTCAAGATTTCTGACAATTAACTTAAGCTTCTCTCTATCCATTCATATGAACGCTGACAAAGCTAATTATATACAAAAAAAAGAGGGGAGTCAAGTCCCCTCTGATTTAAACATTTTTTTCAAACATTATCTATTACCAACAAGTTGAGCAATAGATGCTTGATAACGACGATTTTCTTTTAGCTTCTGCTCTTTAATGAGTTGAAGTACATTGAGTTTCTTCATTTGTGACCCTCCTTAGTAAACTTAACACCACGATAGGTTTCGTTATACTGTTGGGGTTGTTGCATCATTTGTTGTTGATACTCCAGACGCTTCTGGGTATCATACTCGATGCCACGATATACTACTTTAGCCATTAGGATTTCTTCCAGAATGAGATTGTTAGTCCCGTTCCTTCGGGCGGTTTGCGTTCGCTATATGCGAATAGCGAATGAACGTTCCGTTCCGCCGTCCTACTTGCGTCGGATTTCTCCGATGAACGTAAGGTCATTATAGACCCGTTAATATAGTTATGCAAGAACTTTTGTTACTTTTGTTACCGTTCTATATAACTCAATGTATGGTTCTGTGCATACAACTGCTCTATGATAATATCACATCCAATCTTGGGATTACAATCACCGCAAGTATATACATCCACAGCGGCTTTACCTTCTTCTGGCCATGTATGAATGCTGATATGACTTTCTGATAATAAACAGATTACAGTTACCCCTTGTGGTTCAAACTTTTTTGATATTGTTTGAACCACTGTGGCACCGCTGGCAATTGCGGCATTTTCTAATAAATCTATAAGACAACGCTCATCGTCCAAAAGAACAAATGAGCAACCATATAAGTTAAGTAGATAATGTTTTCCCATTTAATTTTCTCCAGAAAACAGGATCAGAAAACATCATTTCTCTATTAACTAATCCTGGTATATTTTTACTTGTAATTGTAATGTCATAGGTTATAGAAATTCTAGGTGTTTCTCCATAATAGTCATCTACCCAATGACGCAAAGATGAAGGAAACATCAAACAGTTATTAGTAATAGCAGGAATAGAGATTGTACCTTCTTCGAATGGAACAGTCCCATCCCACCAATCCAATCTACGTTTAAAATATAATTGACCGGTTTTATTGTCAGGCTCAGTCTGTAAGTAATAAACAAAACTAATGTGAGAATTTGGATGAGAATGGGGAAATAATCCAACATCTCCATTTTTTAAAATAACAGGCCAGCATTTTTGCACATAGAAGTTACATTTATCACTTTCTATACCATATACGTCAATAAATTCTAAAAGCATTTTATTGACTTCATTATTTAACCAATCAAATTCTTTAAAAGTATGCAATTTGTCAAAGCAGACTTTATCACCAACATAACTTGTATTTGAGTCAGATTCCAAATATTCATTCTCTTCATATTTAATTATTTCCTTCATCCCAAAAACAGTTTGTTCTGATGGAGATGATTTATTTACTAAAACAGGACAGTAAAAAGTATCAAATATTTCCATTATCAAGTTCTTGCTCCAAATCGTCCAATAAAGAACTTATAATTGTCTCATTACCATCCATGGTTTTAATTTTATATAAAGAGGAATTTCTATATTTTTTAATTTTTTTATATCTTTTTAAAAGTTTAGTGACTTCATCATCATTAATAATTACTACTGCTTTACCATTCTTTGCTCTTTCAGCACCAAATCCTGCACTCATTTTCTTTTCTTTTTCTCTGGTTGTTTATATCCCCAAAGTTTTGGATTAGTTCTACCATATCCAAAATCAATCTTTTTAACGGCACCGGGACCATACTTGTCATAATACATATCAAAAAGATTCACTCGTTTGGGGCAACGAGTTAGATCGATGTATTCTTCACCATCTACAATATACCAAATTAAATATGCATCATTTGGAAGTGAAGAATCCTTTGCCTTTTCTACAGTAGTTTTTTCTAGAAGAATTTCGCATCCATATTCATGAGGCAGAACTTTATTGATTTTAGATTTATTTTCTGCCATTCTTTCTTTCCCCTCTATTACTACACTCATGAACGACCACCCCATTGAATATCGGGGTATGCTTCTTTAACATTTTCAAAAGATATCTTATATTTACTGGTAAGATTTTTATCTTTTGTAAGGATTAATACTTCTGCTTCTTTTGGATGAAGACCCTGAAGTAGGTTTATAAACATCATTTCTCTGCGAATTGTTGTCAAAGAATCATTTCCACCCTTTAGGTAATGGTAAAGATTTTGATACTCTCTGCGAAGAGATGTTTTTCCTCTACCATCAAGGTCTTGACCAGTTGCAGATTCTCCTCCCAAAGATTCTCTTTTTAGATTTTCGGAAAGAGTACCTGAATATACAGACTGTTCTTCAGCATTTGCATATGGCACTTCGCCTTCAGGAAGAAGAGAAATTACGGAATCATCAAAGTTCCAAATAAAAATGGATTTTAATGAGTCATGTTCGTATGTTTTAAGAACTTCAACTTTCTTTGCATTAGATTTTTGCTTTGATGCGAGTTCTAATACTTCAAATATAAAAGGATTTGTTGGAAGAGTCTCGATATTATCTTGACTCCTCTTCGTCTTCGTCGTCGTAGTCATAATCGTAATCGTTTTCAAATCGTACAGATACTATTTCGTCAGGTATTATTTGCCCATTTTCATCGAAGAACTCTGGATGCAAATATGGAGGTTTTGATTCTAACAAATATCTATAGGTTAACCAACCTATTATACCTCCTACCATAAAAAAGAGCAATGTGAACATCGTGACAAATGTTATTACATATGCTGTTTCCATTTTTCTTCTCCAGAGAGTTTATTTTTTCTTGATATCAAAATGAAATTCTATAAAAAAATGAAACTCTCTGCGGAAGAGAGAAATCATTTTACCAAACTTCATTTTAAAAGTTTTTGGTTTTTCTGATTTCTTCCTCCTATTGCGTAGCAATAACTCAACACCCCTGTTAATTTGGGGTTCTGACTTATTTAGTTTTCTTCTTTCTCCTTCCTGGCCTTTTGTCATGACTATATCTCCAGGCATCCTCAAGAATACCATGTAGGTAATTTCTTATTTTTCTTGCTTGTGGTTTTGGAATATGACCATATCCCTCTCGAAGTTGTTTATGAATTTCATCCGATCCCCCCTCAAGATAATCATCAAGATCCATTACAAGATTACTCAACTCATGTGCTGTGTTACTTTCAATAAACTCTTCAACTTCAACTCTTTTTGTCCCACGAACTTTCAAATAATCATAAAATCCTAAAACAAATTGACCATTGAAAGCATAGTCAATTGCTTTTTCTACGTCATTGCAAACTTCATGCAGATTATTATCCATTAAACTAGATTTTGCTCCTTTAAATATTGAACTGTATCTGTACACCCACCAATGTGTTGGTCATTTACAATCACTTGAGGAAAAGTAGAACCCTCCCCAAATTCTGCGTAGAATTCATTACGATTGAAATCTACTCCAAGTTTATAGACTACATACTGTAGTTCTGCCAACTCTAGCACCTGTTGGACTTTTGTGCAATATGGACAACCATCTTTTGAATAAACTGTAAACTTCATAATTCTTTATAAAACTGAAAGTTATTTAGCGTTAACTGGAATTCCTTGACCTTCGGGCAACCACACTTGTTGCTGAAGTTCTATATGAGGTAGTTCTTCTTTTGCTGCAGGTAGTCCTTGTTGTCCAGGAAGTTGTTTATCTGTTGTTGATTTTACTGTAATCACCTGGTCCATAATGAACTTTTGTTTTCTATAAGTTCTTCTATCTGGTTGTAACTCAAAGAGCATTATTGCATCTCCTTCACTTCCACAATGAGCAATGACTTTACCAGTGATTTTATCCGTCACCACCCAATAATCAATAATCATATACATTCTTTTTTTGTTCTTTTGATTTATTATAATTCCTTACTGGCGGTCTGTAAAGGTTAGGCCAAGTGTCTCTGATGATTTCAGAAAGTTTATATGATGTTTCTGAAGTAATCATTAAAATCTACCAGGAGTATAATTCATTCCTTCAAGGAGTTCATCTAACATTGTACCATACTCTTTAAATCTTTTGTCACCAGCAATGAAACATCTCTGACGCATCCAAAGAGCATCTGCCAAAAGTTTAATTTGGTCTTCTGAAAGTGTTAGGTTTTTCATGATTGTTAGGGTAGTGATAGTGGTCTGTCATTGACATTAGAAACATAAAGATTCCAAAGAGTTGGAATAGTATGAGAATAAGAAGCATAAAAAAAGGAGTTCAGAGAACTCCTTGTATTTATTTTAACCTCTGTAGATTCTCCACTAAAGTTTTAAGTTCTGTTAGAGTTGCATCATTTTTAAGAGTATTGGCTCTGTTGCTGATTACCCACACATTACCTTTGATATATCCTTTGGAAGAATCAATACGATCTAATGATGGTGATTCCATAGGAGTGCCTAACAAAGGGCAGGTGTCTGGAATAACAATATCTTCTTTTGTGATATTAAAATCCAGACCCTTTTGCTTTGCTCTATATTTTGCTCGAGACCACATAGGTGATCTTGGATCTTGTCCTGTCTTACGAAGTGATTTGGCATAACATCCACAAGATACTGTTTGTCCAGGTTTCATAGATGATCTACGAACTGTTTTTATAGTTCCACAATCACATTGAACTTTACAATATCTGTGAAGTTTATCAGACCATTCATCAAGAACAGTAAGCATTCCTATCTTTTCCATAATTCTACCACACGATAGAATTATTTATATTATAATGCATTTCCGCGAGGTAAAACTTCTTCTGGAAATACAAATTGCTCGTGAGGTTGGTCTACTGGTGCCATCCAAGCACGAAGACCTTCATTAAGAAGTATATTTTTTGTGTAAAATGTCTCAAATTCCGGATCTTCTGCTGCTCTGATTTCCTGACTTACAAAGTCGTAAGCACGCAGATTAAGAGCAAGACCGATGATACCGATACTGGAAGTCCAAAGACCCATAACAGGGACGAAAAGCATAAAGAAATGCAACCAACGCTTATTACTGAAAGCAATACCAAAAATCTGCGACCAGAATCGGTTTGCAGTAACCATTGAATAGGTTTCCTCTTCTTGAGTTGGTTCAAATCCTTTAAATGTGTTTGCTTGGTCTCCATCTTCATACAGCGTGTTTTCTACAGTTGCTCCATGAATCGCACAGAGCAGTGCTCCACCCAGTATACCAGCAACTCCCATCATATGGAAGGGGTTAAGGGTCCAGTTGTGGAAACCTTGTAGGAAGAGCAGGAACCTGAAGATGGCAGCAACCCCAAAGGAAGGGGCGAAGAACCAACTGGATTGACCCAGAGGATACATCAGGAACACAGAAACGAATACTGCAATAGGACCAGAGAATGCAATTGCGTTGTAAGGACGGATGCCTACAAGACGGGCAATCTCAAACTGGCGAAGCATGAATCCAATTAGGCTGAAAGCCCCGTGGAGCGCCACAAAAGTCCAGAGTCCCCCAAGTTGGCACCACCTGATGAAATCCCCTTGAGACTCAGGACCCCAAAGTAGAAGAAGAGAATGACCCATAGAATCTGCAGGCGTTGACACAGCAGCCGTAAGGAAATTA